CTTGACTGTATTTGTATCCGTAAGTGGTATATGGTATATCATTCATGGTCCAGTTGCATTCATATACTTCTATTTCTTTCGGCTCACCGACTGGAACCTTTTTGATCGCAATTTCCTGTATGACACAGTACATCCGTTTTCCTTTCCTGTAGTTACTGTGTTACATACCATAATAACTACATTTAATTTTCTGTAGCAAGGAGTCCTTGGATAAATTTCCGGTTGGCTTCTTCTGCCTTTTCCCGGCGGATACTGCGTTCTGGCATTTTCACATCTGTTGAGATTGAGACTATCCGATCCACGGTTCTGTCGTCCATTTTCAACCGGTCAGAATCACAGTTGCTTGTGAATATCGTCGGTAAGAATTCTCTCTTGCGATAATCAACCAGACGGAATATAGCATTGTCAATCCATTCCTGTTTTCCTGTCTGTGCGCCGATATCGTCTAATACCAAAAGCCGTACCTTATGTAAGCTGTCAACTTTTTCTTTACATTCGTCTCTTTTGTCCTTAACCAGTTCCACAAAGTCCGGCACCGATATAAATTTCACTGGAATTCCATATCTCTCGATTATCTCATTACACAGGCAGCAGGCCAGCATTGTCTTACCTGATCCCTTGGTTTCAGAGTAGATATATAATCCTCTCCCTTGCTTCTCAAACTCAGTAAAGTTGACAATAAAGGCATTTACCGTTTTCTTTTGCAGATCCATATTTTCCCCGTATATATCCCACCGGAAGTCTTTGGCTCTTTTATATACATACTCAGCAGGTATCATACTCTGGTTTCTTCTTCCCTCTGTACCTTGTATGGTTCCATCTGATATCCAGAACGGTTGAGTCTCTCCATAGTTTGGAACATCATATACCACAAATGCTCCCCCCGCTATTTTGTCTACTGACTTGATCAATGCTGATACCATATTTCCGGAGATAGAAATCTGCTGTTGATTCCCTGGCTTTAGTTCCGTTTCCTTCACTCTCCTTTCCCTGGTTGAGATAACCTTCAAACTTGTTTCCGAATAATGTTTCCGGCCTGAGGTATTGCTCCATCTTTTCGCCCTTCCACTCTGCAACCTTATTGTCAATTACCTTTTGGAAATCCAGTAAAGTGTATCCCTCTGCAAATCTGGCATTTATATGACTTTGTGTGGCCTTTCCTTGCCATCTGTACGCCTTGCCTGTTTTACTGTTCAAGTAATCAATAATTTCACTGTAAGGGGGCTTCTCGACTATATCTTTCTTTATATCTTTTTTTAATATCTTTCTTTTTTGGGTACAGACGTCTATACCTGTAGTAGTACAGACGTCTATACCTGTAGTAGTAGTGACGTCTATACCCGGTGTAGACGTCTGCCACTGTGGCAGTATGGTGGACCACTCTTCTATGTGCTTATTCAGCTTCACTTTCCTTGGACTACTAAAGGTTGATTGCTGCGTTATCTCGATTACTTTACCCTCTTGCAAGCTGTTCATTACTGCAATTAT